AAAAGTCCTTATTCTGATTTTACATTTATAAGAGGAGCAGATTTAGCAACAAGAGTAAACACAAGTGGTAATATAGAAAGCGTAGGAGTTGATTTACCAAGAATAGATTATTTAGGTGGATGTGGCAGTTTATTATTAGAACCAGAGGCTACAAATACTGCAACTGATTCAAATGATTTTACAACGGGAGATATATTTGTTTCAAGTGGTCGTGGAATTAGTGGAGTTGTTAGAACATCTAACCAAGCTATTTCTCCAGATGGCACAAACAACGCTTGGAGTATAGTAGATAATAATAATGGAGGTTTTGGTAATTCTTATTACAGATGGACATCTTTAAACGTATTAACAAATACATACAATACTCTATCTTTATTTGTTAAGAAACAAGGGAATAACGATTGGGTATATTTAAGAACACTTGGATTTACTGATATTGGTGGTGTAGTTTTTTTTAACATTTCAAATGGTACTTTAGGATATACTGATTCTGTATTGAATCCAAGTATTGAAGATTACGGGAATGGGTGGTATAGAATATCTATTACATTTAACACGTTAGATTCAAGTGGAATAATTCAACTTGCTTTAGCAACTTCTGATGGAGTTAATAATATAACAAGAGATGGAACAAATGGAATATACATTTACGGACTTCAAGCAGAATCACACGCTACAAGACAATATGCAACTTCATACATTCCTACAAGTGGTTCACCACAAACAAGAGGAGCAGATTTAGCAACAGATGCAGGAAGTAGTGATTTAATAAGTTCAACAGAAGGAGTATTATATGCAGAGATAAGTGCTTTAACTAATGAATTAGATGGAACTTATAAAGTTATTACTTTAAATAATGGTATTGTAGATGAATATGTTCTTTTAGGGTTTACAAATACAAATAACATTTATGCTTCCGTTGGGGGAACATTTATTTCTTCTTTGGCACCAACAGGTGCAACAGATTTTCATAAAGTAGCGATAAAGTATGAAGATAATAACTGTAAACTGTTTATAAATGGTGTTCAAGTAGGTGCAACAAATACAACTGCAACTGTACCAAGTGGATTAAATAATTTAGATTTTCATACTGGAACTGGAGGTAGTCCATTTAAAGGAAAAGTAAAATGCGTAGCAGTATTCAAAGAAGCATTAACAGATGCAGAACTAACTGATTTAACAACAATATAATTATGGGGCTACATATAGGTAAATATAGATTTGGTTACGGAAGAGAACAAGCAGAATCTAAAATAGAAGCTTTAGGGATAGCACAAGATGAAAACGGTAACAACTATCCAACACATAAACATACTATCACAAAACTTGGTTATGAGGTTTTAGAGAAAGCAGTTTATGATGGAGAAGAAGTAATATCTAAAACAGTATTCGGAGAAGGATATTTAGTAGATGTTCTTTGGAGAGATTTACAAGAAGATGAAGACGGTTTAGTAGATCACCCATATGGTTGGAAAACTTTTGAAGTTGATATAGACAGTGAAGGAATACACGGATTTTTAGGTCTTAAATACCAAGATTTAAAATTCTAATAAGTAATTAACGATAATACGTAATTAATAATACAAGTAATAACAATTAAATCAAATAAAATGAGTAAAGTTTTAAAAAAAGAAGAACTAGCTAAATTACAAGAAGCAGTTACTAAAGTAAATCAAATTAAAAACGAGATAGGCAATATCGAGGTTCAAAAACATGAACTCCTGCATTTAGCAGCAGATGCTAATAACTCATTGTCTGAAGTACAAAAAGAACTAGAAAAGATTTACGGTAATGTTAATGTAGACATCTCTACCGGCGAAATAACTGAACAAGAGTCTAATGATTAGGAAAATAAGTATTGGACGGGATTATAAGACTGACGCAATGCACTACTCAGTTGGACAAGAGGTTTACGGAGGTCACGTTATAAGGAATATAATAGAGGAGGACGATAAGTTTTCTATATACATTGAAAAAAGCGGAGAGTTAATGCCTTGGAAAGATTTCAATAAAAACATGGCTGTAGCTGTTGAATACAATTTAGAATATTGATGAAAGCTTTATATAATTTTATCGTAGAACCTGTTGGTGAAAGATATAATAATGTAAAAAAAATTGATGGTAATACTCTTTTATTAAATACTGAACTACAAAATCATAATTATTCAAACAGGATTGCTAAAGTAATAGCAGTTCCTTCTGCAATAAAAACAGATATAAAAGTTGGAGATGAAGTTATAGTTCATCACAATGTATTTCGTAGGTTTAAAGATATAAGAGGTGTTGAAAAGAATAGTAAGTCATATTACGAAGATGACATTTATTTTGTAAATGAAGATCAAGTATTTGCTTATAAAAGAAACGAAGACTGGCAGAGTTGCAGAGGGTTTAATTTCGTTAAGCCTATAAAAGAAACTAAAGTTTTTTCAATGGACTCAGAAAAACCAGCTGTTGGTATATTATATTTTAAAGACCCAAGTCTCAAAGGTTTAGACAAGGGTAATTTAGTAGGGTTTAGGCCCGGGGCGGAATATGAATTTGTTATTGGAAAGAACAGACTTTATAGAGTACCCACTAATTCAATCACAATTAAATATGAATATAAAGGAAACGAAGAGGAGTATAATCCAAGCTGGACATAAAGCAGTTGAAGAACTAATTCAAGTTGCTAAAGAAAAAATAGTTGATTCAGATGATGATATATCTGCTGATAGATTAAAAAACGCAGCGGCTACAAAGAAGTTGGCTATATTTGATGCTTTTGAAATTCTAAACAGAATAAAAGAAGAAGAGGATATGCTTGAAAACAAACCTAAGGAAGAAGAGGTTAAAAAAGCTTTTAAAGGTTTTGCTGAAAAAAGGTCTAAGTAATGTACGAGCAGACTTTATATAATGTTGTAACGCCTATAAGAAAAAACACTATATCTAGAATGAATAAATCTAGAAAGTGGAAGTACGGTTACGATAAAGAACACGATATTGTTGTCATTAGCAAAACAGGTCAAATTGGTGAAATATATAATATACAGAACCTAAAAATTGCTTTACCCAAAGCACCTGCTAAAATAGACAAAACTAATAACAAGTGGAAAGTCGAAGAATATCCTAAAGAACTAAAATCAATAACTAGTATATTTGATTGGAGAGAATATCCTGAAGATTTTCAAAATAAATGGGAGGGGTATATAGATGAACAATTTAAAAGAAGAGAAGAAGGTCATTGGTTCAATAACAAGAACGTGGCTACTTACATCACTGGTACTCATTTTATGTACCTGCAATGGTCTAAGATTGACGTTGGGAACGCAGACTTTAGGGAAGCAAACAGATTATTCTATATATTCTGGGAAGCTTGTAAAGCAGACAGTAGATGTTACGGAATGTCTTACCTTAAAAACAGACGTTCAGGATTTTCATTTATGGCATCAGGAGAAACAGTCAATATGGCAACCATCTCAAGTGACGCTAGATTTGGAATATTATCAAAATCTGGATCGGATGCAAAGAAAATGTTTACCGATAAAGTTGTACCAATCTCAGTTAACTACCCATTCTTCTTTAAGCCCATACAAGACGGTATGGATAGACCAAAAACCGAACTCGCGTATAGGATACCAGCGTCTAGGCTTACGAGAAAATCAATACAAGCTAAAAAGAGTACAGAAGTACTAGAGGGATTAGATACTACTATTGACTGGAAAAATACAGGAGATAACTCTTATGATGGTGAAAAACTAAGGTTACTAGTACATGATGAAAGTGGTAAATGGGAAAGACCTGATAACATATTAAATAACTGGAGAGTTACAAAAACATGTTTAAGATTAGGTTCTCGAATTATAGGTAAGTGTATGATGGGTTCAACCTCAAACGCTTTAGACAAAGGAGGTTCTAATTTTAAAAAATTATATAATAACTCTAATGTTTTAAAAAGAAACAAAAACGGTCAAACAGCATCAGGCTTGTATTCTTTATTTATTCCGATGGAGTGGAATTACGAAGGTTTTATAGATGAGTTTGGGCACCCTGTATTTAATACACCTAAAGAAGTTGTAACAGGTCCATTAGGAGACGTTATAGATGTCGGAGTTATAGAACACTGGGATAATGAGGCTGAAGGATTAAAAGGCGACCAGGATGCTTTAAATGAATTCTACAGACAATTTCCACGCACAGAAGAACATGCTTTTAGAGACGAAGCTAAGAATAGTATATTTAATTTAGCAAAAATATATGAGCAAATAGATTATAACGAAGATTTAAGTAATACTAATGTATTAACAACAGGTAGTTTTCAATGGGCTAACGGCATAAAAGATTCAACAGTTATATTCACACCTAATCCTAATGGAAGGTTTAAAGTTTCTTGGGTACCCGGAGCA